CGGAAAAGAGATTTCAATACTCATGTTGTTCTTGAAGTCACAGGTGATGACAATATTTATACTGTACATAATGATTATAAAAACTTATTTAATGAATTAACAATACCTATTCTAATGAAGAAGTTTGGATTAACCATGACCCTAGATACCAAGGGTGGTGCTGAAAAGCCTTGGCGTACTCTCTCAGAGGTAAGTTACCTAAAACGTGGTTTTAGGAAGTCTCATTTCCACGTTGGTTACGCGGCGCCTCTTGATTTTGAATCTATGTCCAACACTATTATGTGGACTAGAAAACAATTAAGTACTAGTATATCCATAGAAAGAGTTGAAAATTATGTACAAGAATTAGCTCAATACCCTCCCGAATTCTTTGAACAAAAGAGGAACGATTTAATAAGATCCATTCGAGAATATGCCCCAGAGCTTAATTCAGCTGATATCCGCCAGAGCCAATGGCAGATGTTTGCTTCTCTGTATACTGATATCCCTGAGATGTAATTAGTAACCCCAAAACCCCCTCCCGTATAATCAGGGAGAATAATAATATGATTATCGCAATTTATGGCGTTCATAAATATAATAACTTTGTACCTTTCCTTTTCGATCCTTGTTACTTTATACAATACCTACATGCTCACGCATAAAGAGTAACACTGCGTAAGGAATTAAAAGCCTGGACTATTTAGTCCTACTTCCAGGATGGGCTGTGTCTGACCACAATATCCAGGAAAATGTAGTACGAACTTTTGATCTAGGTTAATCATTAGTTTTAGATATTTGACCTCCCACTAATTCCACCAATATGGGTTCCACCGAGCTACCTCTAAACGCCGGTACCACTCCTGACATCAGTTCTGAAGCTCCTTCTGGACCTGAAATGATGTCTTCCACCGCATTTATCTCTGATGCCGATGTTGTTGTTTCTGAAATGCCAAAGCCAAAATCTTTGAGCGAACAGTACCTTCAACATAATCATTCAGTGACAGATGCAAATATCTTAACGTACTTAGGAAAACCAGTTCGCTTAGCTGCAGGATCACTAAATTCTGCAGATACAGCGACTACTTTTCCAGTATACTCCATACCTCACAATATTATTAATAGACCACTTTTCTTGTCAAAATTGAAAGGTTTCTTTGGATTTAGAGCCACAACCGTTCTAACCGTCCAATTGAATGCCACTCGTTTCCAACAAGGAAGGTATATGCTAACTTGGGTTCCCCTTGGAGGAACGCAAAGTGATGTTGGTTCACCTGGTCAACAATGGGTTGACATGCACTCAGCAACTCTAACTCAAAGAACTACTTTGCCACGAGTAGAATTTGACCTAAATTGTGATACTAGTGCAGAATTGAGGATTCCTTATGCCTCCACTCAGGATTATTTTCCTTTATCCGCCCTAAATGGTGGGTTATTGGAATGTACCTGGGGTTGTGCTAGAATTTTCCCTTATTCACCATTAAATGCAGTTGCAGGTTCTACTACTTGTGCCTATACTTTATGGGCTCATTTTGAGGATATCGAATTAATAGGACCCTCAGTTCCTCAGGGCATTGTTTTCCAAGCTGGTGTATCTTCTTCTAGAAAGAAAAGAAATCTTACTCAAGCAGAAGCTAAATCTCAAGATGTTGGTCCTGTAGAGAGTATTGCTCTCAAAATAGGTAAAGCAGCTCAATTTCTTACACCCATTCCTGTTATAGGGGCTTTTGCCTCACAGGTCCCATGGGTTACTGATATTGTGGCTAATGTTGCTTCAGTCTTCGGCTGGAGTAGACCAATTAATTTACACCACGTCATGAGGAATCATAGTACCAATATGCCCTATGCGACTAATATCAATGCAGTTGATAATAGTTTCCCACTCTCCCTTGATGTTAAAAATCAAGTGAGTGTTATGCCAGGTTTTAGTGGTACAGATACTGATGAGATGGATTTGACTTATTTAGCTCAAATTCCTTTCTGGAATTACACTACTGAATGGACTACCCTTCAGTTAGAAGGTACACCTTTGATCGAACCGTTAGTCGCCCCTTTCGATAATGTAAAAACTCAGACTTATGGAGTATTAACCGCCAGCCATTATGGGCCTTGCCAGTATTTAGCAACTAAATTTGCTTACTGGCGCGGATCTATGCGCTATAGATTGAAATTCGTTAAAACTGAATTTCATTCTGGCCGCTTAGCAGTTTCCTATACTCCCTATTCCGCAATAGCTACTCGAGTTCCAACAGCTTCACTCTCCGACACTGATTACACCTATAGAGATGTAATTGATATAAGAGAAACTAATGAATATGAATTCACAGTTCCATATATCAGTGAAGTTCCCTACCTAATGTGTAAGGGAGGCGCTGAGATGGGTCAAATCTCGATTAGAGTTATTGACCCTCTAGTAGCTCCTGATACAGTGGCTTCCACTGTTACAATATTAGTTGAAATGTCGATGGGTCCAGACGCCGAATTCGCACTTCTTGATAATAAACCAAAATGTGTAGTCAACCCGATTGTTTACCAGTCTGCAGTAGAATCAAGTGTTTGTGCTCTAGGGTCCAAGATGATTGGAGATTCAACTCATGGTGTATTTCAAACTGAAACTGCTCAAGCAGCGATTGGTGAGAAAATTATCAGTTTTAGAGCGCTATTGAAGAAATTCACTCCTATATTGGATAGATTTTCTAATTATGCGCCAGCTCGATATTTATCTGTTCATCCTCACTCTTTTGCTGTTACTGAACACACGACTCTACCTGCTTTATGGGTAACGCGACAGCTCAACGATCTTTTAGGAGAGTTGACATCGTTTTATGCGTTCTCACGAGGATCAGTAAGATTGAAATATAATCCGAATATTAACTCCTCCAAATCAGTTATGGCATTTTTAGATTATTCTTCAATTGCTTATGATGATAATGCTTCCGCAGTTGTGCAGAGATCTGCCAACACAATTGGAAATACATCAGGAGACCCAGCAGACCATGCTAATACCTCCACCTTCGTGATTTCTCCTTATGGAACTAATAATATTGAAGTTCAAACACCTCAATATACATTACTCCACTCAAGGGCTAATGCCGATCTCGGAGCATCTCTCTCTAGACGAATGATTTTCTCGAGAACGAGCACTGCTCCACGTCATGGTGTAACATTCATGCACAATAACGAAGATCCCGAAGATGTTATAGATGGAGACATCTATAGAGCCACCGGAGATGATCATAACCTTTCAGGTTTCATCTCCATCCCACCCCTTTTATAGGGAGAACCCCGTGTTGATCCACGTTAAAAGATCACCAATCGACTTTAAAATTTCAAAGGGTTTCTTTAAAGTAATTGCGAAAAACCACCCTATCACAATATGGTTTTAGCGAGTTATATACAATTTATTATATATAATCGATTCCAATGATTAAAATGTTGTTCTGTATAGCGTATAGTTATGCAGTTCGCGAGACAGTTTATAGGATCACGGATGATTTAAACGGTTATAATCTCTTAACATGCA